TCAAGTAACACTTGACGCGACACCTTACAATATAGACGGCAGTAATACATATACTTTAGGAAGTGCTTACGATTCAGTTGAGATTGAATGGATAGGAGACGAATTTTTAATTATTAGTACAAAATAAAATGGCGGAAAAGATAGCTTTAGAAATAGATATAGACGCAAAAGGAAGCGTTCAGAGTTTAGGTCAACTTGAGCAAGAGGCTGAGAGATTAAACGAAGAGCTTAGAAAAGTTCCTTTAGGTAGTAAAGCTTTTAAGGATTTACAAAAGGAGTTAATTGGAGTTAACAAAGAAATCAAAAATACGGAGCTTGCTATGGAATCACTTGACAATGAGCAAGTAGCCTCTGAACTTGGTTCTGTTGCTGGTGCTGTTGGTGATGTGTCTGCTGCGTTTGTTTTGCTTGGTGGAGGTAATGGTGCGATTGAGCAAACAGTTCAAAAAATAGAAAAGGCAATAGGGATTTCAATGGCTTTTAAAGGTACTATTGAAGGAACTCAATCAGCTTTAAAATTATTTAACAACTTAGTTAAAACTGGAACTATATTCCAAAAGGCAAATAATATTGTTACTAAAGCGGCTACTGTTATTATGGGTCTTTTTAGTAAATCAGTAAATGTAACATCTACAAGTTTTAGAGTTTTAAAAGGTGCTATCGCAGCAACTGGAATTGGATTGTTAGTAGTGGCAGTTGGTGAATTAGTTAGTTTATTTATGTCAATGGGTGATGAAACTACTGACTTAGAAGGTCAATTTACTAAAATGACTGAAAGAATAAAAGTTTACAATGACAATGTTAGAGACACTTTAAAAATTCATCAAGACATAAACAAAGAATTAAAAAGACAATTTGCACTTGAAAAAATACAACATCAAAAAAGAATAGTAGATTTAAAAGAACAAGGAGCATCAGCAGCAGACATTCATCAAGAAGAAGTAGACTTTAGAAGTGAAGAAATCAAATTAATAGACAATCAATTACATTTAAGTAAAACTGGATTGAAAACAATGCAGCAAGCTTATAAAGATATTAGAAAAGAAACTCAGCAATTTAGAAGAGATAACGCTGGATTGATAATGGAGCAAGAAACTATTAATATGCTTGCGGATGAAGAAACAAGAAGAAAAGCTCAAGCTTTTACAGACCAATATAATTCTATGGTTGAGGCTACAGAATTAGCTTATCTTGATTTAGAAGCTCAAGAACAAATTACTGCTGATTTAGAAAACCAAAAACAAATTTTATTAATACAACATCAAATTGATGAAGCAAATTATAGATTAAAATTAAAGCAAGAAAAGACACAAAAAAAGACAAATAAATTAAAAAAAGATTCTGTAAAAATAACACAAGAAGAACTTGATTTACAAGAAAGGATGGCTAAGATTGCTTATGGTTTTGAAATTCTTGCAAAGATAGAAGAGTATTATTCAGAGACGGCAGCTATGCGTAGAGATTCATTTGACCAAGAGTTGTTAGATGAGCAAAACAAGTTTGAAGAGTTAATGATGAACGCACAGAACTTTAATGCGATGTTAACTGACGAAGAACAAAACAAGAGAATAAATACAGAACAACTTGAAGAAGAGCATCAAGAGAGAATGGCTAAAATTAGATTGCGTCAAAAAGATGCTGAAATAGAAGCTTCTAATGCTATAAAACAAGCTTTAATTGATGATTATAATGCACGCTTTCAAGCAGAAAAAGAGTTGATGACTGCCAAGATTGGTTTAGCGAGAAGTGGTCTTCAAGTATTAGGTGCTATTGCTGGAGAAGAAAGTAAATTACAAAATGCTTTATTTGTATTAGATAAAGCTTTAGCTATAGGAGAAATAATAGTTAATACACAGAGAGAAATAGCTGGGATTGCTGCTTCATATGCAACTATTCCAGGTGGTCAATTAGTAGCAGCTCCATTAATAGCAGCAGCTAAAATAAGAGCAGCAACTGGTATTGCTACAGTAGTAGCGACAAGTCTTGCTAAATTTAAGGGCGGTGGTGCTGGAGGTGCGACAAGTGCTTTAGGAGGAGGAGCAGCAACAGCTTCGCCAGGACAAGCTCCACCTTTACAACCAGCTAACACGAGCTTATT